TGAGCAGCAGATTTTAATATAACTAGCGATGGTTACCCGCAGTCATATACTTTGTATATGATCCCATACATGCTCCCTCCCTAGGGACTGTATAAGAAGATTTTCCACCCCCGGAAAATCTTTTTTTCTAATTTAATGGCTTATTGGTGCATTTTATTCCATTTTCTACCAAATTTACCGCATTTGACCGTTTCTCGTTGTTGGTCGTTGCATATTTGATAGACATTTCCGGATTATTATGACCCATAAGAGACATAAGGGTACGAATATCTACATCGTTATCAATCATGGTAGTAGAAAATCTATGCCGCAGCATATATAAGTGGAAGTCGATGCCGTTCTTCTTGCAATATCCATTGATTATATGTGTCGAGTTCTTGGCATTTAGGAAATTGCCATAATAGTCTGCGAACACATAGTCGGTCTTGGCATATTCAAGTAGTTCTTTGAACACCATATTTCCTGTTTTCGTTAGCGGTATGTCTCTCCGTGAATCGTTGGTCTTGGTGGTTACAATCACCTCTGTATCGGTCTCATTCGAGCCGAGGGAGGCTTTTACATGGATATATCCGAAATTATAGAAAGTTGCCGGCTCTAAATGAATATCTGAGCGCTCTAAAGCGTAACATTCAGCCGGTCTCATGCCTGTTTCTGCCATTACTTGAATAAGGTAATACAGAAGACGGCTATTATATTTCTCTTTTTCGTTACGTCCGGCATTATAAAAGTGGTCAAGGACTGTAAGAATATCTTCTTCTCTTGCCTCTTGATTGCGGGTCTCGCTGATATATTTACTCTTTTTAGGAACTTCCACCTTATCCATAGGATTGATGGTTATGTAATTCATCATTATGGCAGTTTTGCATATCTTTCGCCAAACGCCAGCTACTCTTTTAATGGTATCTAATGAACAGGTATATTTCAGCCCGTCTAAATTTGATTCAATATCTACCGCCTTAATATCATCGATATATCGATTCCCATACTTCTCTTTGATATGGCAGTGGTAATGCGAATCCATTGAACGTATGTTCCCTTTGGATTCGTGTTTTACCTCATACATCTGTTTAAGGACTTCTTCAACCGTCTTATGCTGACCGTTTGGAAGACCAACAGTAAGCAATTCAGCACGTTTCAAATCTCTGTGGTTGCACGCTGCTATCAAGCACTCATTGAATGAATGGTACTCTGCTGGATTGAACGTCTTTGAGTACGTCATATCCTTGCCCTGTGCGTTATAGTGGAACTTAACAGTGATATAGTCGTTGCCTCCATGGTGCTGGATTGTAATATATTTTTCCTTCATATATAATTAATTTACCCTCTTTCTTTCATTGGTTGTGTAGGTTAGCAGGGGAAGTTGGTGTGTCGATGTAGTGGTCGATGCACCATTTTTTTATTCTTCTGGTCTAAAGAATACGTGACGTTTCTTTAGGTAGTAGATGATGATTAAGAACGGAATGATATAGCCGAGAATGATTTCACTTTTCCCATTGTTCATCCCTTGATAAATAACGGTAGTTACGATGATAAATACTTGATAATAGATGTTCCATCGCCAGCCGTAGGGGTCAATGTTATAGGAAAACTTTCTGACAACAAACATTAAACCAACCGTAATTATTTCAAGAGCCAATAATATAGTGAAATTAATACTTCTCACACTTACGGCAGTCATCAGACCCCCAATCGATACCATCACACCCACTATAATTTGGAACAGCATTAGCGTTCCTGTATATAGGTAGTGGAAAGTTAATTCCTTGTTGTCTTTCTCAACTCGTCTCATTTTTTCTTTTTTGCCTCCTTTTTGGCATCTTTTTCCTCTTTTAATAAAGATTCCATACCAATTCGGATAAGTTCTGCGGTGGCTTCTGACCGTGTTGGGAATCTCTTCTCATAACGGTAGTTTTCGATTTTTTCAAACAATTCATCATCAACCGAAATCATGTACCTAGGTCTTTTAGTGACCATATTTTCACCTCCAACCGGATTGTAGCATAGTGTATCACTGATGTAAAGATGAAAAAGCCCTTGACAGTGTATCACTGATTCTCTATACTGTAATAGGTGTATCACTAATACGGTCATACACCTAGAACGGAGATAGAAATGACGAATTGCAAAAGAATGATGGTAACAATCAAGCCCGAAATGGAAAAGAACATGGAAAAGCTAAAGAAGAAAAAGTATTACAACACATCAAATTCTGAAATGTTGCGACACCTTCTTGATTTAGGAATGGAAATTGAAATGCCATCAAACGTTAAGAAAAAAGAGAAGTAATGCACCATGCTAACCTACACAACCAATGAATTAGCAAAAGAATTACACACTTCCCGCAATCATATCGATATGATGCGGCGGCTCGGTCTATTGACCGGCATTAAGAAAGGACACGCATACATCTTTGATGAACAGATGGTAATGGCGTTCCTGAATGAAGCAAGAGGCAAGGACATATCAAATGAAGATACTTGCCAAAGAATCCTATTAGAAAGAGGAAGAAGAAAATGATTTCAACAAGTGAAGAACATGGAACAAGAATTGAAGGCGAAAAGATTGAAATAATGAATGATATTGCAAACATCATAATGTCATCGGCACAAGTGTTTTACAAACATGAATCAAAAGAAGACGTATTAAAAGATTTACAGAGGTGTTTCGATGACGGTATTAAGGAAAGTACAAATGACGATGATGTTCATTCAAACGATACAGGAAAAGAAGATGAAGAAGATTTACCGGATTTTTTAAAAAAGGCTGATGAACTATCACATAGTCTTTCTGAATTAACGACAAAAGTTAGAGATATTTACACTGGATTATCAGAAATTATTGATAAGAAAGATGCAAAAGAAGTAATCAAAATTGCTTTTGATGCAGGTTGTATGTCAGAAATGGATGGTCTTATGGAACTAGCCAAGAAATCATCGTCACTTATGAGAGGAAATAAAAATGGAAAAGCAGACTAACGATGAACATAATACGCTCTTTGCTGAATCAAGCAAGGAAGCAGCCAAGAAGAAGGAAGAAGTAAAAAAGGAAGAAGTAAAGAAGCCTGTTGAACCATATAAGAGCGAGTATGCGAACATGAATATCTATCAGAAGATGCAGCTTGCCAAGGTAAAAGTACAGGAACAGATTGTTAAGAAATCAGGTAACAATAAGTATTCAGGTTTTGATTATTTAAAGCTAGAAGATTTTCTGCCAATCGCAACAAAGGTTTTCTATGAACTTGGTTTATATCCAAAGTTCAACATCTATAAAGAAGTAGACAAAGAGACAGGTCTTATCAATGAAAAGGCGGTACTGGCATTTGTTGATACAGACCATGTTGATTCAACCGCCATCGTTTTTGAAAGAGCAACCGCAGACGGAAAAGTTTCCGGTGCTACTCCTGTTCAGAATGAAGGTGCAAAGGCTTCATATATGACACGTTACATGTATATCTCGGCTCTTGACCTTGCAGTACCGGATGGTATTGATGAGCGGAGTGGATTTAACGGTGATGAAGACGGTAATGGAAAATTGATTCCTGATAATGGGAAGCGTGAAATTACAGGATATCAATTAAAGAAACTCACCGAGCTTTGCACAGAGCTTCCGGAAAAAGCAGAAAGTATGTTGGAATACTACAAAGTAAAAGGAATTGCTGAAATGGACGAAATCACAGCAAGCAAGGCTATTAAACAGATGACTGTTGCAAAGGCACAGGCAGATGCTAAAGCAAAGTCTGATGCAAAGGCAAGCGAACAGAATCAGGGGGAAGTCGTAAATGGCTGATTTAGTAAAAGTAGTTGACGGTCAGATTGTTACTACCGCCAAGTTCAATAACACAATGAAGAAATTGCAGTCTTTCCAAATCCGCAAACAGGAAATGGAGAACAAGGAAAAGGAATATAAACAGGCTCTTCAAGATGCCATGGAAAAAGCTGGCGTAACACATTTTGAGAATGATGCTTTCTCTATTGCTTATGTTCCTGCCGGCACAAAAACAAGCGTTGATTCTAACAAGCTGAAAAAGGCTGGCTTGTACGATGAATATTCAAAGACAACTGATGTAAAAGCGTACACCAAAATCACTTGGAAAGATGCCGATGATTGAATTCCGAGAAAACACACACACTTACTTTGTAGATGGCATGATAACGCCTAGTGTAACGCATTATATCTCTGAGATTTGGCTTCCTGACAAGTACGCTAATGTTTCACGTAAAACGTTGAATCATGCGGCTGGATATGGAACAAAGGTACACAAACTTATTGAGTTCTGGAATGAGAAAGAAGATGTACCTGACGACTATGAAAAGAAGTCTTACGAAGGGATAGCACTAAGGCGTTATCAAAAGCTGCAAGAGCAGAACAATATTGTCGCTAAGTATCAGGAAGTTCCTGTTGCTTATATCGAAGACGGCATACCACTATACGCTGGAACATTCGATTTCATCGGAACAATCAATGATAAGAATGTTATCGCAGATTATAAGACCACCGCAAAGTATGACGGAAAATATCTGAGCTATCAGCTTACGTTATACAAGAAAGCAGTTGAGCAGACACTAGGAATAACTGATTTAGAAGAAGCATATTGCATTTGGCTTCCGAAGAAAGATTTAGGTAACATCATCCAAGTTGGGCTGATGAATGCAGATTCATTGATTAAGGACATTAAAGACTATGAAGAACAGCATAATTCAGGAAGATAAAACGAAGTGCTTCATCACCGGCAGTCAGTCTAACTTAGAATGTCACCATTTAATGAACGGAAATCCATATAGGAAGTATGCAGACCAAGATGGACTATTCATTTTCATTAATCACCACGTACACATGTACCTCCACAATACGGCAGAGGGCAGACAGAAGATGTATGAACTGAAAGCCATGGCGCAGAAGAAGTACGAAGAAACGCATACACATGAACAATGGATGAACCGTTATCGGAGGAACTATGTTTGAGGGAAACCTTATCAATGAAATGGAACGTCTTACCAAATTACTGGACGAAACCATTGACCGATTTGAAAGTGCTGGGGAACAGCTTGCAGTAGATGAAGCAAACTATAACAAATTATTAAATAAGCGTGCGCTTGAAGAACGAGCGCATGGAACACCGGTAACATTTATTTCTCAGTTCTTGAAGGGAGAGGACGAAATTGCATCGTTACGGCTCAAGAGGGATATATCCGAGAGCAAAAAGAATACGCTCAACGAAAAAATCAACTCGATTAAATTACAGTTACGAATCATTGATGCTCAAGCCACTAGAGAATGGTCAACTAGACCAGATAACTATTAAAGGTCGGATGCCTGGGCTGAATGATTATATTGCCAAGGAACGTTCAAACCGCTTCATGGCAGCTAAGACGAAAGTGGATATGGAAACGCAAGTATGGCTTGCTATGTCATTTGCGGGTGATGCCGGTACATTACATAAGCATACAAAACCATGTGAATTATGGATTTGCTTTGTAGAACCTAACCACCGTAGAGATTTAGACAATATCAGCTTTGCAGTCAAGGCGATTCAAGATGCCATGGTAAGGGCTGGGGTATTCCCGGATGATTCAACTAAATGGATTCAGGTGCTTCATTACACAGTCGCATTTGACCCGAACAATCCAAGAATAGAAATCACAATTAGAGAGAGGAAAAACCATGAATGAATTTGTTGTAACGGGGTATGTAGGAAAAGACCCCGAAATCAAATTGACACAGAACGGGGTACATTGTTGCTCAATCAATTTAGGAGTAAGCGGAGAAGGTAAGACAGAGGGTGGAGAAAAGAAAAACACTTGGTTATACCTTGATGCTTATAACAAGACCGCAGACACATTCTGCCAGTATCAGAAAAAGGGAAACTTTGTAATTTGTAAAGGTCACATCTTTGTCTCCACTACAAAGACACAGGATGGGAAGACATTATCACGTACACACTTGATTGCAGACCGCATAGAGTTCGTGAACACTCACAATGATAATTCTACCGCACAGAACGCTAATCGCTCTCAGACGGCTCAGAACGAAGCCACAGACGACTTTGGAATGAGTTCATTAGATATATCGTCAGACGATTTACCTTTCTAAGAGGAAAATATGAAAAATAAACCTACACAACACGACAGAGTACGTTGGTACTTAGAAGAGCATAAGGAAGGTATCACATCAGAAGATGCTTACCTAATGTTCGGAATCACAAGGCTTTCGGCAATTATCTTTGATTTACGGGAACAGGGGTTGAACATCGATACGTTAGACGAAAAGGGAAAGAACAGATACGGCGATAAAACACGCTATGGTCGGTACATTCTTTTATAGGTAAGTTATGGCATTTATTTCTTTGGATTATGCGATTACAGATTGGGAATGGTACAAGGACACAAACACAAAAACAGTGTTTATTCACTGTCTGTTAAAGGCTAATTGGAAGGAAGGACGGTTCATGGGTTACGAGATTCCGAGAGGGAGTTTCGTAACCTCTTACCCGCAATTATCGAAAGAAACGGGTTTGACGGTTCAGCAGGTTCGCACTGCAATATTTCACCTAAAATCAACAGGCGAAATAACAGTCAAAACAACTTCAAAATTCAGCATAATAACGGTAAATAAATACATTTCATATCAAAGCCCTAACAGGCGCTCTAACAGTCAATCAACAGGCAACCAACAGTCTTCCAACAGTCAATCAACAACAATAGAACATAGTAACAAGGGAACAAGGGAACAAAAAAGATATATACCGAAAAATTCTCATGTGATTCCAAAACCGAAATACGAGATTAAAGAATCTAAGCCAGCATCGAAAGAAGAAATTGAAGAACTAAAGAAGATGCAACAAAAGGCGAAAGAAAAGAGGGCTAAGTAATGCAAACATACTTAAACGGAAAATCCGGTAAAAGAATTATCCTCCGTATCAATTCAGACGGCAGTGTATATGTTTACGTCCAGAACGGTTCGGACGTTATCAAAGCAGCAGACTTTGAAGATTTAATCAGAGCATGGAATAAGGCGGTAGAACATGATTAGCAGATATATTAATGGCGACTTAGCAATAAAGGACATACAAGAAACATACTGCAAGCCATGTAAGAAGAGTGGTGATGATTACCATGGTGTTAAGTGCCGTGCTTGCTTTGCGGGTGATTGTATTGATGTAATCGAGAGACAACCAGAAGAAGATGTTATATCGGTAGTTTATTGCCGAGAATGTGATTTTGGTAAAACGGTGTTTGGCATACCTATCTGTATGCAGACATATCAATTACACCCAAATACTTGGTATTGCCCTAATGGTATCAAAAGACTTAGCAATGAAAATGAAGCTAAAGAACAGGAGAATAAATAATGTGGTCTCCTATATGCGAAATGCTATCTAAACATACTTCCAAAAATAAACCAGTTACCGATGATAGACCGTGGTTGAAAGATGAAGTATGTCAGAATTGTACGTCAATACTAAAAGATGGTTGTAAGAATCCGCTTGATTGTGATGCTTACTTTAACTTCATTGTGAAGAATATGAAAGCAGATTTAGGTATAAACGATGGAACTGAAATTAAGACCGCTGATAAGTGACGGATGGGTAATTCAGAACTTGCTCCATCGCAAAAGTTCAATCACAGGTAACTATAACAGTGTTGTTCCGATTGAATGTGTTAAGGAACTTGGCGGTTTAGAAAATACTAGGCGGGCTATTGCCTATGCTGGGAACTGGAATATTGAAGATATAACAGTCCGGTATGGAAAACCAAGCGTATGGGGAGAAAGAGAATCAAAACGGGTAATCATCGCAGAAAGAAAAGGGGATTTTGAATTACTACAAGACGACCCTTGGGTAATCAAAATGAGGAAAGAAAAAAATGACAATAGTAATTAATATTATTTCTTTCAATGCCGGAGTGATTGCAGGCGTAGTTCTTATGGGTCTGATGGTAAGCGCCAGCAGAGACGAAAGATGAAGAACATATTATTAGTACCGGTTCAAGATGACGTTGCCGATGCTATTGAAAATGGAGAATGTATTTACTGCCCGTTATTCAATTTGAACTGTTCAATCGTGGATGGTGAAGACATTGGCTGTCATGCAGCATTATTACATTTCTTCAATGAGGAGAAAAAACAATGAAGAACATTGAAAGACAAGAAGTGTTAGAAATGATAGCAGAATCTTTACTAGCGCATACAATTATTAGTTGCGAAAATTGTATTGTTAAAAAATTTGGTAAAGACTTCTGTAATGGGAATGATGGGAGAAGCTGTTTTGATGTAATTTCTGAATGGCTGAAAAGCGATGCAGATAATTGGACTGAATAAGAAAGGAACAGTATAAACAGATGACATATTACAAGGGTTTTGACAAAGATTTAAAGTGCAGAGGTATGCAGTTTGAAGTCGGAAAGACTTATGATACCGGAGCAAATGATGAAGATGTAGAATTATGCTCCGATACGGCAATACATTTTTGCGATAGTTTGCAGAATGTACATGAGTATTATTCACAGAATCCAGATGCAAACAATAGAGTTTGCGAGGTCGAACCATTAGGAAAAACTGTCAGTAACAATACCAAAATGGGGACTAACAAAATTAAGATTTTGAGAGAAATTACAGGTGAAGAATTGGCTCATATGAGAGGTCTTGAACGCGGAAATACCGGAGTTTTTAACACAGGCAACCGGAACACAGGCAACCGGAACACAGGCAACCAGAACACAGGCCACTGGAACACAGGCGACTGTAACACAGGCAACCGG